TTGATACTGCACCTAAATAAGGAGATGTGATGAAGCTCAGAATAGATAGCATTCATGGTCATGGTCATGGAGATGCGAGCGAAGAGCGTGTGTTAATGACGGTGGTGGAAGACTGCACACTCAACCGCTACATGGTTGCAGACACGACATATACATCTTCTGGGAAGCTCTCAAATAAGCATCGTCATACGTATTGGTTCGGCCCTGTCGAAGCAAAGAAAGGCGAGCGAGTCGCGCTCTACACCAAGAATGGGAAGTACTCTAAATCGGTTCACGCTGGTGTCACTTGGCATAAGTGTTACTGGAACACCGGTTCACCCATTTGGAATGATGACGGGGATGCGGCGGTTTTGTTTGAAATAAATACATGGAAAACGACGCGTGTAAAACCGACGTCTTGAATGGCCACGTTTGATCTAAGCGCTACAGACGTAGCGCTTGCTCTAGTATTGCAATAACGTCTGGTCCATCTTCATTGATCCACGTCCCATAGTGCTGCCGGATCATATTCGCACTGGTATGCCCCATCTGCTCCGCGATCCAGTCAACCGAAGCCACACCAGTGGTGAGCAACTGACTGGCGTAGGTATGCCGACACTGACCTGGCCCGCGATAGCGAACGCCGGCCGCTTTCAAGTGTGCTTTGAAGAACCTGTCCCTCACGACAAAGTCGCTCACGTGCGGCAGGCCGCTCTTGGTGTTCAGGAAAACAAAGTGCAGCTTGTGCTTGCGGACGGTCTTGTTGTCCCGCTCCACGACATCGACCGTGTCCACAGTCTTGAGTTGGTTGATGGCGTCCAGTTTGCGCAGGGCATCCCATGCCGGCTCTAGCAGCCGCACTTTGCGCGTAGAACGTCGGGTTTTCGTGACTCGATAGGCCCCGCGCACCTTCGACCGGCGGAAAGTCACTGTCCCCTGCTTCAGATCGACGTCCTCCCACGCCAGTGCAATGGTCTCCGACACACGTGGGCCTGCCCAAATCATGAACTGCACCATCAGCAGCTCTTGGGTGCGGCTGGTGGGTGTTTCGAGGATCTGCTTGATTTCGGCCCTGGTGAACGGGTCCGGGGCTTCTGGGTCGGGCAGGCGAACGAATAACCCCTCGGTTGGGTCGTGTGCGACCTTCTTCCGGGTGCGGTAAAGCCGGAACACCTGGCGCACGTTGCTGATGATGTCGCGGATGGTCTTGTTTTTCAGGCGCTTCGACAGCGGCCCCTGAATCCACTCTTGCAGGTCAAGGTGGTCAATCTGATCGATCTGAACGTCACCCCAGCGCGGCCTAACATGGACCTCAGCCTTGTTCTTGTAACCCCGGAAAGAGGTCGCGGCCACGCTGTTGCTCTTGATGGTCAGCCACAGGTCCAGGTAGTGCCCAAAGCTGTTCTCGGCCAGCTTGGTCGACTCGGGAAAATGCCGGCGGTAATCGAAGGTGCCGGCCTGGATCTCGTACTCGATCACCGTGACCAGGCGCTTTGCATGCTCGCGGTTGGCTGGTGTGTTGCCGCCGGGCACCAGCTCCCGGCACAGCTCGCCATTAAAACGAAAATAGACCCGTACCGAATTGCCACGGGCCTCTACGCCATCTGCCATATGCGTCCCCACGCGATGTATTGAAAGATTCTTCCAGGTGAAAGAAAAAAGGCCCGTCTCCGGGCCTTTGTGTATTGCGGTGAAGTGTTGCCGATCACTGCTGGCGAAGTAACCAGAATAGGCTGGCACTTTTTCTAGGTGCCGGTGAGGCTCCCGCTAGGGCTTCTTCGGCCCGACGCTTGGCGTTGATGGCCTGGCGAGCTTTACTGCATTTTTGATGGTTGCCGTGGGCGCGGGATCTACCGCACTGATCGCAGACGCCCGTTAGGTCGAGGTTCCAGGGAAACGATTTACCGTTGTTCATGGAAGCTCTCAATACCTGTGGTTTGTTGGGGAAGTTTGAGCAGTTCAAGGGTTTTATCCACGGCAGAACCCCACCATTCCAGTGACAGCCCACCACAGATCCTGCGAAGCCATAAAGCCGATGCCGGCGAGAAAGCCGATGGAAATTGCTTTGGTTATCATGGTCTGTCCTCAATCGCCGCAGAAGCAGGCAATAGCCTCGTCGTGGTCGGCAAACATGTCGAATTGGGTGTCGGAGTAGTCGACCATTTGCTGGTAGCTGGGGCGATCAAAACGAAAGCGGGCTCCGTCACCGGTGAACTTACCGCCCGATACAACTTCGCTTTCCATGCGTGACCACCACGCGGCTTTCTGGCGATCGCTGGCGATGATTGAATAGATCTGCTTGGCCCCCTTCAGAAAGCAGAGGTCACAGTTGCCTTCCAGGGTGCGCCCTTTGATGGTCGTCAACATCAGGTCGAACGGCTGACTGGCCCAAAAGCCCGTCACATCCTGTACGCCAACACCAGCGTCAGCCAGGGGCATCACCATTGAGGCCCACTTGCTTTCAGTGGTGTTTTTGCGGGCTCGTATTTTTGCCACCCGGAGTGGCTCGTCGGCGCGGATTCCCGTCATCATGTCTACCGGCGCAGCCTCGCTTGAAAGGCCAAGGCTGCGCAGGTATTTGTGGATGATTCGAATTTTCAGGTCGACGGTACAGAACCGGGTTACCGGGTTTGGCAAGTACTTCCGTTTCCGGATCAATGCTTCGAACGGCTCGCCCTGGCGGCTTGCGGTGGCGTATTCCACCACCGCAAAACCTGCGTCATCATCGCGGAACTCCAGCCAAACGATCGGCAGCGCCCAGCGCTCGGCGCATTCCTGCACGAACTCCAAAGTTGCAGGGTGTTCCTTACCAGTGTTGGCAAAAGTGACCACCAGATCGGTCCAGTCTTCGTTGTTGTCCAGTACCTGTCGCAGCATGTAGGCGCTTGTCCGGCCACCGGAAAAGCTCACTACAGTCGGCCCAGACATTTTGTAAGGAGAGCTTGATTGCATAGACACTCTCCTATTCACATCCGAAACGATTGATGAATGAACGCAGTCAGAGCCTTATGTTCTGCTGGTTTGGCCCCGTCCCCCTGGATCTCGCAAACGAACCGATGCCGTTTCCGGTTGGGCGGAGTCAGTGCCTCAGTCAACCCTGGTACGACGTCGGTGCATTGCTCGTAGGCGCTAGGGCCACTCCAGCTATCAGCCCTCACCACCTGGCAATCCGTACGGGTCGCATCCGCGCACAGGTAAAGCAAAAGGAAAACGGTCATGGTGCGTTCCCCGCGTCGCAGTTCGGGCAGTAGTCGAAGCGCTGACGCTCGCTGAGAAAACGGCCGCAGCCTTCGCAGTTGAGCCTGTCGCGGTAGATGCGGTTGCGCTGGCGCTTGAGCTTGGGCAGGTTGAGGCCGACTGAGCGCAGCGCCTGCCTGTGGTCGAGCAGCATGGCCTGGACCACCGGCCGGGAACGCTCGGCGATGTACCCGCATGGCCAAAGCTCCAAGCCTTGGGCCAGGTAACCAGCGGCATCTGCCGCCCCTGGGTGGATGGCGTCATCCAGGTTGGCGGTTGGGCCTTTGCCGCCGCGCCACAGCAGATCATTGCCGTCCCACTCGCGGGCGTAGGCCACATATACGCGGACGTCTTCGTTGCGGTAGGCCTCGGCCTCTGACCTGCTGATGTACTGGCAGTCAACTCCGACCTCTGCGCGAGTGCGGACGTAATCCACCGGCCAGGGCAGGTCGGTTTCCCTGCACTCGTATTGCTTCAATGCGTGTTCCCACGAGAACTGCTCTGCCTCGTCGAGATTCGAGGTGTAGCCGCCGCCGTTACGCCAAAACATCGCCCGGCTACCGACGTTACTGCGGCTGTCCTGCAAGAAGAAGAGGTCAGACATGACCAACCTCCTGCTGAGCCACGCTTAGCGCAATCGCCACCGGCTGCATGATCACTGCCCTCCCATGAGCATGCGTGTCAGCGCGTTGGGCTGGCCGTCTGGTGTTATCAGGTCGAAAGGAACCCATACCTTTCGGCCGTTTCGGTATTTCACACGCGCCATGGAGCGCGTGACTTCAATCACCTCTCCTTTTTTGGAGCTCATGTTGATTGTGCGGCCGGTCTCCCGTGTGACCACGAAGTTCACCTTGTCGCCGACTTTGAAGGCTGTTGTGCTAGCCTCTGCTCCGCTGCTGCTTGGGTTCTGCGCTTGCATGGTGCTGCTCCTTTGTAGTGGTAGGTGTCGGGGAGTTGGCGCTCCTCGACACCATCTCTCAGGCCGGTTTGGCCTGGTCTTGCTCAATGATCGTTATGACTTCGTCCCGGTCTTTCGCATAAGCGAAGGGCAGTTCTCCCCCCTGGGCGAGTTACGGGGTAGCGCGACTCCGGCAACCGGCACAGCGCGACGGTGTAGCCGTTGTCGGTAACCCAGCAGTTCTGCTGGACTTGCCCATCCCTATTGCGTTTCGGCGCCCATTTCATGCCCAGGTACCTATCAGTTGTTCCCAGATCGCATCGCCGTCGGGGAGGTACGTGTGCACCTCTTGCTCTGGCGAGTAGTCCAGTTGCAGCACCGCCAGGCAGTCGTCGAACAGCGCGGTGTCGAGGCCTCGCAGGCTGGTCAGCCCGAAGGGATAGTCGTAGCCGTTGTAGAGCCCGAGCAGGAAGCGACCGATCACCTCGCTTTGGCCTGTACCGCGCTTGGCGACAGTGACCAGGCGGGCCAAAGCCTCGATACCGGCCTTGCGGATGGCTGGGCGCTTTGCTTCGAACTCTTGCAACTGCTGAAACCAGTTGGGCTGTGATTTTTCTGGGGTTGTGTTCATGCGAAGTCTCCTTTCGAAAGGCAATCAGAAGGGGTGGAAGTCTTCGTCGATAATCAATTTGATACTGTCCAGCGCGGTGAGGCGCTGCACGTCGCTCAGGTCGAGCATTGAGCTGAGCACATCCACCCAGGCCATCAGCTGCCCGCCGTTTTTTGCAGCGCGCGGCGACGGCCCTGCACTCTCTTCGAACCATGCTGCTGTATAGGCAGGTGCAAGCTTGTTGAAGGTGCTGAGGTGATGCTGCCGACGGTGCTCCACTGCGAACCCAAACGCGCCGGCTTGCTTGGCTGACAAGCCTCTCAACGCCAATGCGCCCTTCATGCCTTCTTCCGTGTGCGCGCTGCCCAGCTCAATTTGGGCCATGCGCTGGTCGAGCAATTCGCTGCACTTCAGGGGGGAGTTGCTGATGATCGCCAGGGCGCCGCGAAAGCGAGTTTCTTCTGCTCCACTCTGCTGGGCGTGGCGGGTGGTGCCGCCGCTGCTGTATAGGTCGCGCAGCTCATCCCAGTCAAAAGTCGACTCTGTGTTTGGTACCGACTCAAGAATAACGATGGGCTTGCTAGCGTTGAATAATGAGCGTGTACGGCCCGCCGGAGTCGCGTATTCCGGTGAACAAGCCGTGAACTCTTCTTCGCCGAGGAGCTTCCAGAGGTAGCTGATAAGGAAAGTTTTCCCGCTACCGGGCCCGCCTACGATATGCAGGAGCGGGAAGCTCTGATGTTCAGTTCGGACTTGTTCAGCGTGCAGCGCGCCGAGCCACCACGCCATTGCCACCACACCTTTCGAGCGGAATGCAGCGTAGAAGTCGTCAAAGCGGATCGCGGTTTTCAGTTCGTTTTGCATGTTATTGCTCCTGTTGTTGCGGTTGTTAAACGCCCTGGAATACCCAGCAGCGAATGGTTTTTGGCTTGTCGAAGGCGTCGACCTGGCGCGACGAGTTGACGGGCTTGTTCGATTCCAGAAACTTGGGTGACTTGCTGGTCTTGAGCAGGCGTTTCAGGTCGCTCAGCGGCGGGACTTGCTGGCGTTTATTGGCAGCCATTTCCACAAACTCGTTGAGGTTCACAGCGATCAGCCCATCGCGACGCGCATGGTTCAGCGCGGCTTTCTCGTCCATGCCATTGAGGAACTCATAAAGGTCCCAAAACTCGCGGACGGTCGGGTGGTCGGCGTTGATCGCCTGCTGCCGCTCCAGGGCCATGCGATTGATCTCAGCGTGCGCAAGTGCCTTGCGGCTGTTGCCGAGTGGGACGACGCCGGCCAGTGCGTCCACCAGGCTGCACAGCTGGGCGTGGTTTTTGGCTATACGTACGGTGCGCACGCCAGGCAACGCCAGCAGTTCCTGTTCGTAGCCGGAGGTGTTTTCCTCCAACAGCCGCATGGTTTCGGCTTCGCGTTGCAGCGCCTTGACCAGGAAGCCGCTGATGCTGTCCATCGGCATGCGCTCCAGCTGCTCGGCGTACTGCTTGGTCTCCGGCGTGTGGTGCTCGCGTGTCAGGTGGACGTGGCAGATACGCTGCAGGATTGGCTCTGATGCGTTCACCGGGTTGTTCTGCGCAATCAGCAAGGCGGCGCGGAACGGCGGTTCGTGGGTGTCGTTGCCGTTGTTTTTTACGCCGGTGGAGCGAACGCTGCGGCCGTTGTAGGCGGTCTTCAGTTCATCCCAGTCGAAGTGTTTAACCGGCTGGCCTTCCTTTTGTTCACGCTCGGACTCGATCAGCACCACCGGCAAGTTGCTGACCTGCGAGAAGTTACGCGCACGGCTCGCGGCGGTCGCTTTGGACGGGTCGAAGCCTTCGTAATCAGTGCGCCCGACGGACTTCCACAGCAGCTCAACTAGGGTGGTCTTGCCTGAGCCGGCTTCACCTACCAGCTCCAGGAACATCAGCGACTTGTGGATCTGGCGGATCTGCTCGGCGTGCAACGCGCCCAGCCACCAGGCCAGCACCACCAGACCCTGTACGCCAAAGCAGCGCCAGTAGATGTCGAACCACCCTTCGTTGTAGGCGTTGAGGTCTGTATTGATATGCAGCACCGGCGACTGGCTCTGGGACTTGATGCTCAGTTTTCCGAGGTCAAAAAAGTCTTCCTTGTTGCGCACCTGCACCTTGCCGCCGTGAAAGGCCAGGTCGTTGAAGACATAGGCGCCATGGTCGCGGCTGTAGCCTATCCATTCGATGGTGTTGACGGTTTTCAGGCAATCCAGTTGGGGGGCCAGGATCCGTTTCAGTTGTTGGGCGCTGCCCTCGAACATTGCGCCGTTGGAGACATTGAGCAGGCGATTCGCAAACTCAGGCGCCGAGGTGAGCTGTTTGGCCGTGAACGTGCTTTTGATAGCCGGCCCCTGCGGGCGCTCAATGCGGAAGTAGTACCAGGCCTCGTCGGT